TTCTCCTATTGATTTTGATATACCAACTTTCTTAGCGAAGGCTGGGTTGTTAGCTACAGCTGCCATTAAATTATGTTGTTTCTTAGATTTACTTGGCATTTAATTAACCTTTGTATCTGGATTTTAAATTGTGTTGAACTTCTACTTTAGTTTCTTTTTTAATATCTTCTTTTACTTCTTCTGTTTTTTCTATGTGCTTTTTAATACTTGTTTCAATTTGTTTGCTAAGTATTTCTTTGTTTTCTTCAATAACTTTTGTATTAACAATGTCATCTAATAGTTCCTTTTGTTTTTTAGCCTTAAATATTTTATCTATAAATGCTTTCATATTACTTACCTTTTTTTAACCAACCTTGTATAGTTTTAGTTTCATAGATACGAATAGCTGTCCATATAATAGTGAAGAGTGCTGCGATTGCTGGTAACCAGCTCATTAATGTCCCCATAACCGTTGCCACCGAAACCCCATCTATTAAATGTTTAGTATGTTCATCTATATTTTCAAAATATTTTGTCATTAGCATTTCCACCTTTTTAAAGAAGCAGCCTTACGAGTAGGTCTACCTTTTTCATCTTTCATAGGACCAGGCATACCAGACATCCTAGCACAAAACGACTTCTTACGAGGTCCACCTTGTGGTTGAGGAGCCTTTAGGTTTGACCCAGTAGCTGCGTTATATTTCGCTCTGCCTTTTGCAGTAAGACCTGCGCCTTTAGACACAGGGAGCTTCTCACCACGTCCGATTGCTAAGCTAGGACCTTTTTTCTTGTTAGCCATAGATTATTTGTACTGAATCTGTATTAGACATTTCAGCATACACGCTTGTTCCAACTCGTATGCCTTCACCCGGAATAAACGGGACGTTGGCAAAGGTATCACCAGCTGCGGTTTCATAAGTAAGTATCCATTTACCTACGGCATATACAGCTGCAGTACTTGTAATGGTGCGCGAATTAATATCTGTTAGTGTAAAGGTATCTGCGCCCGTTCTAGTAATGCTATATGTGCCATCAGTAGCTGAAACGCCTGAGTTAGCTAAAAAATGAATGCCAATAACTGTGCCTGTAGTAAGCCCGTGAGCAACTTTAGTTACTGTTACCGTATTACCACTTTGAGCATACGTTACGCTAGATGATACAGGAGTACTTGCAGTATCAAATAAAGTTACATACCCAGCAGTAGCAGTTCCTGTAAACGATAACCCTTTAACACGAACAGGATATTTAACTAAATAGCCACTAGAATTTATGTGGGCTTGTTTTACATCATATTGCATTGCCATAATTATTCCCCTTTTGTTTCTTTGGCGTCGAGCCGTTCCACTAATGCAGTATATGCATCGATGGCGCCCTGAGAAGCTGTAACAAAACTAGATGCTTGGTTACGCTCTGCCTCAAGACGCTTGATCTCAGACAAAAGAAACTCTTTTGTAATTTCCATTATTAAGCTGCTGCTGAAACCATTAAGTAGTATGCAGTGCCTGTTGAGTCAATAATTTTAATTGTCTTAGTAGCTGACACTGAAACTGCATTTGCAACCATTGTTGATGGAACATTAAATAGATTTGATATGCCTGTACCTGCACCGCTGTTTGTAAATCTGATCCAAGAAGCATTTGTTGGTAATGTAGCGCCTGCACCTACATCAGAATCAGCTTGAATAGCTGCAACTGTACCACCTGAAGAAACACCCGCTGCTAAACCTAAAGTAGCGCGTAAAGCATTACCTGCACCTGAGATTGAACCGCCTGTGTTTACAGACATAGAGATGTGAGCGCCGTTAGTTGTTTGACCTGCGCCTTGTGCTGCGGTTACTACTGAGAAAGCTCTTAATGTTTCGCCTGCACCTGCACCTGCGAATGTTAATCTGTTATAAGATAAGCGTGTATCCCCTGATGCAGCAGTTGTAGTTGCATATGATTCGTTGATATTGTCTGCTGTTGTTACTACGATTGGATCTGTTGCTGTACCACCGATAAAACCATTTAAAGACGACACTGGGCCGCTGAACGTTGTTAATGCCATAATAATTTTCCTTCATACAAAGTTAAGCTTATCCGTCTTGTATGCGTCTGCCGGGACAGTCTGATAAGCCGGGTAACCCGGATTCCCAAATAATACCTGAATTGATACTATTTGCAAGTATTATAACATGTGTTTACGTAGATAATCTATGGCTTTTTGAAGGGTTTCTATATTATCTTTAAAGTGCCCTAAACCTGAATTACATTGGTGGCACAGAAGATCTCTAAGTTTATTTGTTTTGTGACAATGGTCTACATATAAAGGCTCTACTTTACCTCGTCTTATATTGTCATTTGCGTCTTTGCCACATAATGCGCATTTATAATCTTGACTGGCTAGCTTAGTTTCATATTCTTGGGGAGTTAAATTATATCTAAGTTTTAAATTAGATTTTCTACCAATAGCTTTTCGCCATTCTTTAGGCTTTGTTTTTTCATACTCAGCTATTTGAGCATGTCGTTTATCTTTATTTTCTTCATACCACTTTGCATGATATTTTTTATGATAGGCTTTACGTGTTGCTTCATCTTTGAATGGCATAACGGCTCCTAAGTTCAAAGCATTGTAGCACAAAAAAGGGGCCGAAGCCCCTTAATTTAATAACAGTCTGTTACGATGACCATTATCTGTTCATTACATAAAGGGTCACTTCAAAGCCAAATCTCATTTCTGTTGCTGCTGGTTTAGTCCATGCTTTCATAATAATCTCCTAAAATTTTATACACACCGTGTGTATAACTACATATTACTCTTACCATTTGCCTGTGGAATAGAGAAAATCATGAATTACGGACAAAGAAAAACCCCGCCGAAGCAGGGTTAATCCTAGTACATTAAAACCAAGTGTGCTATTAAGCAGCGCCTGGTGAACCCCACATACCGAGAGGATCTGACCAACCGAATGAATAACGCTCACGAGCCTTGTAACGAACGTTGCCTGTATCAAAATCGCCATCCATAGATGTAGATAATGGTGTACGGACAAAGTGTTTCATGCCGTTAGGTACATCAGTTGTTAAGAAGTAAGCATCTGGATCTGTCAAGAAGTGGTTAATTGTGTAACCTTCTGGAATAGAACCATTGTTCTTAATCGCATTGATGTCGTTGTCAGCTGTACCAACACGTAATTCAGTTTCGAGCAAGCGAGTTGCAACGAATTGGTTACCTGGAGGAACAACTAATTTACGAGGTTGAGCAGCGATTAAAAGACCACGCTCATCAGTCCATGCAGCGATTTGAATAACAGCGTTTTCTAGTGCTGTTTCGTTCAAGTCTGTTGGAGTTGATTGAGTGTTGCTGTTTGTGCCACCTGAAACAAGAGGATGTGAAGTAGAGAACAATGGAACACCGTCACCGCCGTAATAAGCAGATGAGTTAGTGAAACCATTATTAAGAACTGCAGCAGCCTTAACTTGTTTTGTGTAAGCCATAGCGCGAGCTAAAGCCTTTGTGTAACGTGCTGATAATGTATCATACAAGTTATCTTCTACAGCTTCTTCAGTTAAGCTGAAGCCAAGAGCGATAGTTTGATGATTGTATCGAGCTGTCCAAGCTTCTTGAGCATTGTCATAAGCGATTGCTGTGCCTTCGTTTTTGACTGGTGCTGCTGAGAAACCTGAAAGTTTTGTTTCTTCTTCGAATGAACGTTCTGAAGTTTCTGTTTCATATACTTCTTTATGTTCTTCGCCATAACGCTTGTACTCTAAACCGAATAGCGCGTTAAGTCCTGGTAATAGCTCTTTTAGGAGCTGTGCACGTGAAATAGCCATGTTTTATTCTCCTTAGTTAAGCTACGTAATTAACGCCGGTAAGGGCTGTTAACTGTGGGTTGTTAATTTTAACAAGTACTTCTGGATAAAGCACTGTAGAACCTGACAAGTAAGCTGTGTCTGGAACTACTGCAACTACTCTCCATGGTAATGTTGTTGCTGATCCAGCGCCGTTAGCAGGAATAACGCATGATGATTGTGCATTACCTGTTGTTGCTGAGCCAGTACCGTTTTGAATTTCAGCTAAGTTTGTACCAACAATAGTTGCATTAGCACCAACTACTACTGTAGGAGCGCCTGAAACTGTTAATGATACTTTAAATTCAGCTGATGCATCAACAACTACGTAAGCAATAGCATTAGTAACACTAGTACCTGGGTAGTATTGAGCTTGAACTGTTTGGCCTGATGAATTAGTATATTGGAAGCCTGTTGCAACGCCGATAATAGTACCGGAAGTTGTAGCCCCTGATAATTCAATTGTACCGTTCTGTACGATTTTAACTGAAGAACCGTTATAGATTGGAGTATTGTACGCAGCGCCGATTGGGATCTGTAAAGTTGCCCCGGCGTACGGAATACCGTCATAACGATTAACTGGTTGAAAACCGTAAGGACTGTTAATGGTTGGATATGCCATTTTATTCTCCTTATAAGTTTATATTATTTACCTTTACCGAATGAAGTCGTTGCTTTTGACTCTGCAAAGAGAGGCATACGAGGATCACTCTGTTTCATAAAGCTGTTGTCAACTGCATCGGCTTGCTGCTGTGATTGTTTAGCATAATAAGCCTTACGTTGTGCAACAAACTCTTCTGGTATCTTGCAAAGTAATAATCCACCAATTTCAACGCCGTCTTTGAAACGGGAATTTTGGTCGACCATTAACTTCATTTCAGGGTGGTCCGCTAATTTAACGGGTTCCCATCCTTCACGCATTTTGGAGGATACATTTAGATTATCAGCCTCGTTCATAACACTAGTACGAATCCAACGATAAGCCCAACCAGGTACCTTTTTAAATTCAGGTAATAACGATGCAGGTTTCCAGCTATCAGGTCTTTGAAAATCATCCCTTGTATCTTGTTCACGATCTAATCTTTTATTATCCATTTGCGTTCTCCAATTTTAAAGTTTCTCTTGCATATTGTTCCGGTGTTAGCCCAAATTTCTTAGCTAACGCTACTTGTGTCTTCGTCAATCGTACTTTTTTAGGCGCGGTACTACGCGTTGCCGGAGCAACTACAGTCGAAGGTTTTGTGCGCTGGGCGGGTGTTTCCTCGTCTAGCGTTGCATCCCCAAAGTGTTCTGGGAATCGTTTCTGCATCGTACTATCAATACGACGGTAATATTCATCAGATGTAGGACTGATCCCACTTCTAACTAATTTTTCATGTATGCCTAATGCAAGGCTTGTCATTTCTTCATCTTGTCCAAACCAATCATTCTTTTCTTGCCATTTTAAAGCTTTGTCGTCTGGTTTAAATGAAGGTTGTTCATTTGGCTGTATATATACAGGATTTTCTGGCTCTTGTAAAGTATTTTTAAATTTAGGCTGATACTGATTTATTTGACTAAGTCTCATTTGAGCATCGTTCATTTTTGCTTGAGCTTCAATAATTTTATCTGTATCCCCTAAATCATAAGCTTCACGATAGTCTCGTTTAGCCATATTCAATTGTTGTTCTACGGCAGAATAAATTGTTTTTACATAATCTTCTTCGCCAGAACTTAAAGTTGATTTGAGTCGTTTATTTTCGTGGGCAATTTGTTGCGCAAATCTAATTGCCTCTTGTCTTTCACGGTCAGCAGATTCTTTAGCGCGTCTTTCGTCATGCCAAACTTTTTTAAGCTGCGCCATTCTTTGTTTAACACGTTCAGAATAGTCTTCTAATGTGTCATTTTCTAACTCTTCAACTTTTTCTTTAGGTAAAGGTTCTTTGCCTCTATCCGCAGCTGGAATATCGTCTTCAATTTCAAGATCAATATCATCTCCCTTAGCTTCTACCTTAACTTCATTTTTAGGCGCTGCTTCTTTTAATTCAACTTCTTTTTCATCAGGTAATTTACTACCTGGTATTTCATCATCGTCTGGATATTCAAATACAATATCGCCATCTTTTACGTCAGCCATTTATATATCTCCTTATGCGCGAGTATAGCCACGAGGATCTTCAACAACCCCCTCAACTGTATCGTCGTTAATAATGCGGAATTCTCTTCCGTGGATTTTAAATCTTGTACCTGCGTATGCACGTGTCAAAACAAAATCACCCTCTTTACACCATGGACCTGTAGGA